TAAAGATACAAAAATAGGTGTTGATTTAGAAAAAGAAAGATTTCAAACAAGTTTATCTGGTATTAGGTCAATGATTAAAGGTTTATTGGCTCAAGCTATTGCAGGAGCAGTTGCTAAAGAAGTCGGTTCTAAAGGACTTGCAGGGTTAGTAACAGGAACAGCAGTTGCAGTTGGTGTAACATCTTTATTTGATCAGTATGTACCAAAGTTTGCACAAGGTGGTGTTGTACAAGGTGATCCATCAAGAGGCGATGTTGTTCCTGTAATGGCTACAGCAGGAGAACTTATATTAAATCAAGCACAGCAAGAAAACTTAGTAAATAGTGGCATAACAATAAACATATCTGCCCCATTAGTTGATGAGACAGTAGTTGATTCTATTATACCTGCTATAGAACGAGCCAGAAGATTAGGTATTGCATGAGCCTAACTTTAACATCAGCATTTACAGAAAAAACAATTATAAAAGAAAATTGGTTATTTCAATTATTTTATGATGATGAAAGTGCAAGTGATTTTACAGGTGTTAGTTATTATGACACGACTGTAGAAAGCGTTGATTATAAGGGATGTGTTTTAAATAAGGTTACAATAAGAGAATCAATAAGTTTAGAAAGTTCAACAGCTAAAACTTCTAATATGTCATTAAGTATTGCAAATTTTGATTTTAATGGTAATGAATTTTCAAGACAATTTTTTAATAACACTAATAAATATATAAATAGAAAAGTAAAAATATACATTCAACCAGATGATTCTACAGCTATAGCTGATTGTGTTTTAATTTATATAGGTAAATTAGAGCAGGTATCACATAACCATGAAAAAATAAATCTATCTATTATTTCTACAAGACCATGGGATAAGATTTCATTAGATAGTGATAAGAGTTCAAATAATGTGCATGAGCCTATTGTATATGGTAACTACACCAATACAAGTAATCCTGCTTTCTCTACTAATTACAACTTATATCCTATTCCTTTTGTTGGCACATTAGATAATAAATTAAATTTTGCTGAATATAAAAGCGTAGGTAGTGGTCATGTCTCCCATTATTATGATAGTCAATTAGATAACTTTACAACAATTAATAGTGCATCAAGTTCTACAAGTTCTTTTAATTCTTTAGATTGTGTAAATGTTCCAAGTGAGGTTTCTAAAACTTTTAGAATAAGACCAAGTACAATAGAAAATGTAAGTGGGTTTAGTAATGTAGCTAATGCTATAAATGGCTCTGCATCAGATGGAGCGACAGCAGGGGCAACTGTAACATCAACAGGTAGCCTTAGTGGTGGTTATAATGTTATAACTGCACAGGATTCTTTTAAGGTAAAAATGCCAGAGATAGATGGTAGTGCAACAAGTATTACAGTATATATATTAGGTACTGTTGTGCAGTCTGCTAGTGAAGGTGTAATAAGTGGGGGTGCAATAAGTGGGGGTGGTACTAATCCAAAGTGTGTTATTGGTGTAAGTACACATAGTGAGGCAATAAAATCAATATTAGAGAGACAATCAGCATCTAATGGCACTACAAACTCATCTGGTACAGCAATTAATTTAACAACAGGTGCAAACGGAACAGGTAGTGCTTTTTCTGTTAGTGATAATACAATAAATAACTATAATGCTACAAAAAAACTAGATGAATTTATTATATCTGCAACTTATACAAGTGGAACAGGTAGTACTATATCAACAGACAATTATACATCTACATGGGCAGTAACAATTAAAGATGTAATAGTTCAAGTATCTTATCAAAATGATATAGCAAACGAGCCTACAGCTAGTTATGCAAAAAATTCATCATTAAAATTTGTTTATAGTGGAACTGATGGACTTAATTCTATTGTTGATGGTTCGGCTGTCACTTATATACACCAAGCACATTACGATTTATTAAGAAGGCATACATCTTATGGATCAGTACCAACAAATTATTCAACTTTAAATAGTGCTAGAGATTGGCAGTTAAGATATTGGATTTTAGAACCAACTGAATTAATTGATGTTTTAGAAAAATTGCAATATGAGGGTGGTTTTATTGGAAGATTTAACGGACAAGGTAATTTTCAATACATTTTTATACCAGATAGTCCATCAGCAAGTGTTACGCTAGTAAAAAAAGATGTGTCTGATATTAATATATCATTAACACCTATAAACAGCTTAACAACCAAGATGGATATAGAATATGAAAAGCATCCTGCTGAAGGTAAGTATTTAAGTAGTACTACATCTGTATCTGCAAATGATGCCACATTACTATCAGAGTATAATATAGCATCAGATGAAAATGTTAAAAGAATTACGCTAGATGCTTATGTTAGTCCAACTATACCAACAAGTGCATCTTCTAATAAAAACGATGATTTTTATAGCTATTATCAAAGCATAGTGGGTGAGCCTCGGTTAATTGTTAATCTTACTGTTGTAAACCCTAAATACTTAGGTTTAGATGTTGGTGATTTAGTTGCCTACAATGATACCTTTTTACCATTTAATGGTTCAACAGGGTGGGATGATTATGTGTTTATGGTTACTGATGTAAGCAGGTCAGTAGGGAGTTTAAAAATTACTTTAAGGGATATAGAAAATGGCTAAAAAGTTTTATTATGATTCAGTAGGATTATTAGATGCTACAATTACAGCAGGTACATACAGTAGTGGAAATTTTAGTGTGTCAGCAAGTGCTGTTACAAATGAACACTATCTAACAGATCAATCATTATCTCAAGCTGTTACAAGTTTTGATGATGAAGATACTATTAGAATAGATTTATTGTCTAGTAACGCAGTTGATTTTATTACATGGTTTATGTCTGGAAGTGATTCACAACCTTTAAAGTTTTATTATTCAACATCGGCTACATCTGGACTTACTGAGGTAGCATCAGTATCCGAAGGGAATTTAAGCCTTAATTGGAATATTGAAACATTTTCATCGCAATCTAAGCGATATTGGTTTATTAGGTGTGATGATGGAACAGTAGATAATATAACTGAATTAATATTGGGTGCTGTGCTGTCGTTTGAGAATCAGCCAGACATAGGTATAGCTACACAGGAAATCTTTGCTACAGACCTCAATACATCGCTTGGTGGGGTAGAGTATGCTAACAAGAGACACGAACCTAAAACCACATTCCAATTAAACTTTAGTAATATATCACAAACATTTAAAAACAATCTGGTCAGCTTTGAACAAGATGTAACAACTTTAAAAAATTCGTGTACTATGATGATTCTACTTATCATTATGTACGCTTAGACTCACCTATAAAATTTACAGAAGTAGCTTTCCAACGATTTAGTGCCTCTTTAAAATTAAGAGAACAACTCAGTTAAAATATAACGCTACCGATAACCCATGATGTAACGATTCCTGTCTATCGCTACATTGTGGGTTATTTTTTTTATTTATTTACTTGCACCTTTAAAATATTATAACGATCTTTAAGGGATGATAACATTTAAATATAATAATTTAGAGACCACCGAGGGCAACAAACTCATTCCTGAGATAATGTTATCATCACCCTCGGTGTCTCATACAAAGGATGATAACATGAATAACAATAACAATAATATGATTACAAGAAAATGGACTAAGCAAAATGTTCAACAGGTACTTAGACAGCTTAGAGGTTTTAAAACTCCAAAAGGTGAGTCATTATTTAAAGTAACTAAAAAAGATAGTTCTTATGAAGTTAATGCTGTTAAAAATGGTGAATTAGTTTTGTCTGCTATGAATGGCAGATTTGATTACTTAGTAAGGTGTGATAGTAGATTATTTAACGCAATGGGGAGTAAGTAGGATGATATTAATTAATGAAACCGATTCAGATAAGTTATTTAAATATATACTAAGTGTCAATTTTGATTCTAGTTGGGATATGTATTGTGCTAGTAAAGATGGAAATGGCAACCCAAGAGTTTATTTTAAAACAAAAAAGTGGAATAAGCTAAAAACACTTATTGATAAATATTTAGAAAATAATGAACCAATAAAATATACAGATTCTTATATGAATGACTGTTCTATTGTAAATGCGTTTATAGCAATAAAGTATAAAATTAAGAATTATTTAAAAAAGGATAAGTAATAAATGATTAAATACATACTGAATCTATTTTCTAGTAATAGGTTAGCAGATAGTGATGACCGAAATACAGTCATCGAGTGTTTTAGCAGAGACTTAACATTCGACAAAACTAATAGCTATCAAAAGGTATGTACAGAGAGGGTTGAGGGTTTGTTTTTAGGCTCTACGGACTTCGCAGAAGTAGAGTCTGTTTTTATTGCTCTCAACTCTCTTTCAAATTTGGTTAAATCCAGACTAGGGATAATAAGATTTTTAGCAACAGGTGAGATGGGTGATTTAGATAAAACTCAACTCATAGAATTATTTAATGAAATAGATAATCAAGTGGAGAAATTAGAAGATGATGTCAATAACTACATTAACAAGCCTAAAATCATTCGCAAAAAAGCACAAGAAAGCTATCGGATGCACACAACAAGAATATCAAATGATTTTGACGATTTTGAAGAAGTATATTAAAATGATAGAAACCAAGTCTGTGATTGACCAAGACATAGAATTAACTGATTTAGAAAAATTAGTAAGGTCTTTAGATGGATAAGTTATTAAATGTACCACATGATTATAAATATCATGCTGAGATTATATATGAAACAGAGGACAGCTTTGGCTTTACGGATGCAATGGGCAACACCTTAGATGAGTTTATTGATGACATAAATAGCAGGTTTGATAAGTATAAGGATAGACAGCCAGATTTATCTGAGGCTTTACTTGATCCTAATGGTGAAAAAATTAATATTACATACAAAATACGAACAATGTTAAAAAAAGGGGAATAACATGATTGATTTTATATTAGATTTATATGAGTATATGATGTATTGGGTTGAGCGATTAGCACCATACTTTATATGTTTTTGGTTAGGCTATATATTAGCTGAACTAATAAGACTTTAATTAACAAAGAGGCAAGAGATAGTCACAATGAAAATTGTTAGGGAAGGTGCAAACCCTCGAAACCTTGTTAATACTTGGACGAAAGAACAATTCCTATCGGTAGGTACTATCTCTTCGCTTCTAAAACTAAAAGTAGGAGAGTAAAATGGCATTTCAAATAAAGAAAGACCTTCATTTAAACACAGGTATCTATCTGAAGTTGTTAAGTGATCCAACAAGTGCGAAAGTAGAAAAGGATATGTTTGACAATGAAAGATACACGCTACCTGTTGAGATGATTGGACACGATATTACAGATGGTTCTGGAGTAAAGTGGTTTCAAAATGATAAAGGTGAATGGATAGAACTTAAAATTGGTAAACAGACTGATTTTGAGTTTAGTGGTGCATTGTATAAAAAGCTAGTAGGTAATAGTTCTGGCACAACAGTACAAGTAATGCTTAAGGAAATAAATGGCGAGAAAGGTACTTATGCAGGATGGTCGGTTACACCTATGTCTGGGGGAAATCATCCCTTAGAGGTACTAAGTAAGTCCAAGAAAGTTGTTTCTAGTAATAGCTTGAGTATCACATGGGGTATGTGTATCAATAACGCAACTAAAATAGTTATTAGTTGGAAAGAGGACTATAAGACACTTGATTTTATGCTTGAGGATATTGAAGATGTTGCAGGTGGATTGATGAACATAGCTACAAGTGGACTAACAAGATGGGAAGAGGATCAAATCCAGAAAGACCAGAATGATAAACCTAGTGAGGAAGAGCCTAATAATGAGGATGTTCCTTTTTAATGAAAAGAACCCTTATTAAGAAGTTAGATACTGCTTGGTCGAAAAGAATCAAGCAGTCTGGCAGTTGTGAGGTATGTGGTAAGTCTAATAGATTAAATGCACATCATTTTTATTCACGAAGTATAAGAGTAGTAAGGTGGAATGTAGATAATGGATTCTGCCTATGTGTTGGTTGCCATGTATTTAGTTCAAATTTCTCTGCTCATAAAACACCTGCTGAGTTTGTAGAGTGGGCAATAGAACAAAGAGGTAATGAGTGGTATGATAACCTCAAAATTAAAAAGAACACATCACAAAAATTTATAGATGCAGATTTTGATATTATAATGGAGGGTTTATTATGAGGATAATAGATAGTAAAGGAACTTTTAACGATAGGAATAATAATAGAATTGATATTGCACAAATAAAAGCAGAGAATTACTTAAAGTCTAAAAATATATATTTTAAGTCTATAGGGTTTGATTCTAAAGATGATAAAATACCTAGTAGTATGTTTTATTCAATACCATCTTTTTTTAGGTGTATGCCAGATTTAATGATTTATTATAGTGGTTCAACATATTTTATGGAAGTAAAAGGTTGTAGAGATAATGTAAAAATTAAAATAGATGATATTAAAAATTATGAAAAATGGAATGCAATTATGCCATTAAAAATTTTTATATATTCTAATACAAAAAACAAAGCATATTCAATAAAGATAGATCAAATATATAATGAATACGATAATTGTAGTTTTTCAAGGTATAATGATAACAATAAATTATATATAGAAATTCCTACAAGTAGATTTAACAATTACCAATTAAAAATTTAATGAATACATTAGAATTATTTGCAGGTACTCAGTCTTTTAGTAAGGTAGCTAAAAAATTAGGTTATAATACTTTTACATCAGATTATCGTTATTTTGTTGGAACTGATTATCAATGCGATATTATGCATTTTAAATTAGATAGAGTGCCATTTAAACCAGATATAATCTGGTGCAGTCCTCCATGTCAAACCTTTAGCGTTGCATCAATTTCACATTATTATAAGGGTGGTAGTGGTGCTTATATACCTAAAAAGGCTGAGACATATATGGGTATGGCATATGTACAAAAAGCTATAGATATTATTAATTATTTTAAGCCTAAATATTGGTATATAGAAAATCCTAGAGGTGTACTTAGAAAATTGGAAGTAGTTAAAGAACTACCTATTAGACATACTATTTGGTATTGTAAATATTCAGATCCTGGTGGCGATGACCATAGGGCAAAACCTACTGATATATGGACTAATGATAAATCTTGGACACCTAGACCTGTATGTAAAAATGGTAATAGAGACTGTCACCATCAACCTGCACCAAGAGGTTCAAGAACAGGTACGCAAGGAATGAAAAATGCCATTGAGCGTAGTAAGATACCACCAGATTTATTTTATGAAATATTAGGAAATAAGTAATGAGTAATGGTTGGATAAAACTGCATCGTAAGACTTTGGATAATCCCATTGTAATGAAAGACACAGATCATTTTGCTGTCTGGATGTGGTTACTATTAAACGCTACCCATTCAGACCATGATACAATATATGAAGGGGAACGATTAACCTTAAAAGCAGGGCAGTTTATTACAGGTAGAAAAATCATATCTAAAGAATTAAAAATCAATGAGAGTAAAATACAACGAATTTTAAAAACCTTTGAAATCGAACAACAAATTGAACAACAGACAAATCCTCGATGTCGTTTAATATCAATACTTAGGTGGTCAGACTACCAACTAGATGAACAGCAAAGTGAACAACAACTGAACAACAAACGAACACTAAACAATAAGACTAAGAAGATTAATAATAATATATATGTTCAAGAGTTTGAAAAACTTTGGTCATTAGTACCTAAGAAGGTTAATAAAAAGAAATCTTATCAGAAGTATATATTAGCAGTTAAAAAGAAAGACCATGAAACAATCTACACATCTTTTAAAAACCAAGTTCTTAATAATTGGAAAGAAACAGATGCTCAGTATACACCTGCGTTAAATGTTTGGCTTAATGGTGAACGATGGAACGATGATATAATTAAAGCATCTGAGAAACCTTTTAAACAAAAGAAACAATTTAGAGTAATGCAATCTGGTATGTACAGGGGGTATTGTTCTAAGTGTGGTGATACAATGTTTTTAGAACATAAGGAACTAAACTTTAGTAGTGTATGCTGTGGGGTTGAATTTGTACCAGAAAAGCCAAAAAAGTACAATGGCAAGGATTACACTAATGAAACACTTAATCAAATAATGGAAGGTAGTTTATGAGTTCAGACAATAGTAAACATAATTCAGTACAATGGGTATTAAATTACTATGAAACTAATAATAGAAAATTAAGAAATGATAAAAATTATACAAAAGAAAATAGCAAAAATTTAAAGTTTTGTACTAAATGTAAAAAGGTTTGGGAAGATTGTAAAAGAATGGGGGGATATTGGTCAAAAAGAATACATCACTATGATGATTTTCCTTCTTATGGTAAACCTAAAGAAACCTGCTTTAAATGCTCATGATTATTATAAACTTATATGAGATTATTATCAACCTATTAGCTTTAGGAATGGCTTTAGTGCTTATACCTATAGGCTTAATAATATGGTTTTTTATTGGAACAAATTTATATAACTTAATTAAGGAACATTATGGACAAAAAAACTAGACAAATGATTTATTTATATTGGGTAGAAGCACCTGTAAATATTAAAAATAGATGGTTTGATAATAAAGAAGATGCAATTTATTATGCTAAGAGTGTCTGGGATTTAGAAGATGATGAAATAGTTATGAATCATCCTCCAATATATGAACATCCATTTTTTTATGATTCTAATTTTATTGCTAATTTTTTAAGTGATATAAGTCCATTTTAAAATTTATAGAACATTTTTAAATAAACAGTAAGGGGAATAGTATGGAAAAAGAATATCATAAATTATTAGTAGAGTGTAGTGACTTTCTTTCAAAGCAAGGTCATGGCAGAATCTATAAGGTAGAGGAAGGGTATAAGCTACAAGATAAAATATTTGAATATTTTAAAAAGGAATCATCAAAATAAAAAAAATTGTCTAAACATTTGAGGCTCATATTACCGATTATCAATTTTTAAACAGGTTAGTTTTTAATTATTAAAAGGTATATAATGCTTTGGCGAGTCGAGCCTCAAAACCTTTTTTTCACATACCAGAGGTAATCATGAACAAAGTAGAACCATGCGAAATGTGTGGCAGATATGATGGAGATCATAAAGATAAATGGGAGATAAAAGAACTAGAGAACGATAAAATGAATCTTTTGATTGCAGGAATCTTATTCGCACAGGAAGCAACACACAGACAAATAGAGATATTTATGGCTAAATACTACATAGGTAGGGAATCATATAGTGATATAGCTAGGGATTTTCAAATTAGTAAACAGGGAGTAGCTGATGCCATAGATAGATCATGTGAGATAATAACTAATATAATAAAGCGATTATCTACTTGACGATTTGAGCCTTTTTTAAGGTTTATTGCTTGACGGAAAAAAACTTTTTTTATTTTTTTAACTCTAGCAATATTAGAGTTTACATTTTTTACCTTTATATTTTACCATCAAAATAGTGCAAAATTACTTGACTTTGGCTACTATATATAGAGGCTTGTTATTGTGCCTCACTCGCTATTACAAGTAATAATTAGGTTTAACAACCTTGAAATAGTTAAGTCACTTAATTGTGCATAGGGCGATAGACAGGGAACAATGACGATAGTGTTGTAGCTACAACTATTAAATGTCAGAAATAAATATTACATATTATAATGCCAATGACTTGGTAATGGCTGAATACAATCCACGACAGCTAACCAAAGACCAATACACACAACTAAGAGACTCTATTAACAGATTCGGTTTAGTTGATCCTCTTATAGTAAATAAAAACAAAGACAGAAAAAACATCCTTGTAGGTGGACACCAAAGGTTACGCATTGCTAAAGAGATAGGACTAGAATCTATCCCATGTGTTGAGATTGACTTATCTTATGACCAAGAAAAAGAACTAAACATCAGATTAAATAAGAATGTAGGTGAGTGGGATTATGATGCTTTGGCTAACCACTTTGATGTTGGGGAACTTACAGAGTGGGGTTTTAGTAATGATGAATTACAATTCTATGAAGAAGAACCTACAGCAGGATTGATTGATGATGATGAGATTCCAGAAGTAGAAGAGCCTATTACACAAGCAGGTGACCTCTGGATATTAGGAGAGCATCGTTTATTATGTGGGGATGCGACAAAGAAAGAAGATGTTGATATACTAATGGATGGTGAGAAGGCTGAGTTATTGCACTCTGATCCTCCCTATGGAATGGGAAAAGAAAAAGATGGAGTAATTAATGATAATTTATACAACGAAAAATTAGATCAATTTCAAATGAAATGGTTAAAAGTTGTCCGTAATTATATAAAAGATAATGGTTCAATATATATATGGGGTAATGCTCCAGACCTTTGGAGACTTTGGTATGTCGGTGGATTAAAAGACTTAGAACATTTAGAGTTAAGAAACGAAATTGTATGGGATAAAAAAGCAATAGCAGGAATGAAATCAGATTTAATGCATCAATATCCAGAAGCATCTGAAAGATGTCTTTATATACAGATTGGTAAGCAATTCATTGGAAATATTAATAGTGAGGATTTTTTAGAAGAATGGGAGTCTTTAAGAAGTTATATGGCAAATGAAGCCGACAGCGTTGGTATTACTAATAAAGAAGTAAAGCAAATAACAGGAACGCAAATGTTTAGTCATTGGTTTACAAAATCACAATTTCAATTAATGTCTAAAAAACATTATAAAAAATTTCAATCTGTTTATCCTAATAATTTTAAAAAATCATATGATGAATTAAAACTAGAATGGAAAAAAGGCACTGATAAAATAAAAAAAACACAAAATAAAATGAGATCTTATTTTGATAATAGTCATGATGTTATGAGAGATGTTTGGGAGTTTAGTAGGGTTCATGGTGATGAAAGACATGGACACGCTACACCTAAACCTGTTGATATGATGGAAAGAATTATAAAGTCTAGTAGTCATGAAAAAGTAATAGAGCCTTTTCTTGGCTCTGGATCAACCTTAATAGCTTGTGAGAAAACTAATCGTAAGTGTTATGGTATGGAGATTGATCCACATTATTGTGATGTTATAGTAAAAAGGTGGGAGGAATTTAGTGGAAACAAGGCAGAAAGAATTGAAAGAGCAGAGTGCTGATAAACAGCAAGGAAACAGCAAGAAGGTTGTTGGTAAACCATTTAAAAAGGGGCAATCTGGTAATCCCAATGGTAGACCTCCTAAAGTACGCTCAATACCAGATATACTTAAAAAGATTGGTGATGAAGAAGGTACACTTGATGGAAAGAGTAAGCTCGATGTTATTATGTATAAAGTATTCCAATACGCTCTGGAAGGTAAGCCGTGGGCAGTTCAGTTTATAGCTGATAGAACAGAAGGCAAAGCTAAAGAGATAAGAGAAGTAACAAACAAGAATGAACCCATTACAATAATTACAGTTGATTGATTGGCAAATAAACCAAATAAGAAAAGAAATAATAAAAGCACCTCAGAGGCAAAAGGTTGTTGTTGCAGGGAGAAGATGGGGGAAGAGTATATTATCGGTTCTGTGGTTACTACACGACAAGATAGAGCCAGAGGAACGGAGATGGTTTGTTGCACCGACATACAGACAGGGGAAGATGGTAATATTTCCGATGTTGCGTTCTGTATTTCGACAATGGCAGGGTGCTGTAATCAACGAGTCAGAGTTATCTATTAAGCTACCAAACAATGCAGAGATTTCAATCAAAGGTGCAGAGCAGGAAAACAATCTTAGAGGAGCAACGCTTAACAAAGTAGTAATGGAAGAGTTTAGTTATATAAAACCTAATGTATATGAAGAGATTATCTATCCCATGCTAACAACTACACAAGGTGAGACTTTGTTTATTGGTACACCTAACTCATTTGACCACTTATATGATTACTATCTTAGAGGACAGTCAGATGATCCAGATTGGAAGTCTTGGCAATATACTACAGTAGATGGTGGATTTGTATCACAGGAAGAAGTAGACAAGGCTAAATCAACAATGGATGAGGTAACATTTAAGAGTGAGTTCATGGCTGATTTTGTATCTACAGGTAATAGAGTAGCTTACAACTTTGATAGGAAGATACATATTAAACAGGCTAAAGAGTTATCAGCCAATTTATTCTGGGGTATTGATTTTAATGTGGACTATATGAGTGCTGTGCTTGGATGTGAATATACTGATGGCTCAATACATTACTTTCATGAGATAAGGCAATCAAACAGCAATACAGAACAGATGGCTAACTCTATGAAGAAGATTGCTCCATCTATTCCTGTATATCCAGATAGTGCAGGTTCAGCCAGATCAACAACAAGCCACAGGTCAGACCACCAGATACTAAAAGACCACAACTTTCAAGTAATAGCAAAGAAAGCTAACCCCCCTGTAATAGATAGAATCAACGCACTTAATAGAATGTTAAAGGATGCGAATGGTAGGGTTAAAATGACAGTTGATCCTGTATGTAAGTATTTAATAAAAGATTTAGAACAATGTCAAAGAGATAGAGCAGGTAAGATTGAAAAGACTAAAGACATATCCCTTACCCATGCTCTGGATGCTTGTAGTTATTACATAGCACTTAAACACCCTATTGTTAAGCGTGTGCCTGTGAGTACAGAATGGTAGAGTTCTTATTAGGTATTGTAGTGGGGGTTATTATTACTATAGTGTTCTTACACTACTATGGTAAACATTTATATTTTAAAAGTGAGTCTGAGATGGGGGAGTTCATACAGGAACATACAAAGGCGAATGATTATGCCATATCATAAAGGTTTATAATGGAATTACACGATAAGATAATGCTCCCAGACCTCGGAAAAGAGGCTGTGTTGCGTTCAGTTAAAGATGCAGAATATAGTGCGTTAGATAATACTATAGCTGAGAAGAATACATCATTGGACTTCTATTACAATAGAAACCTAGATGAGCATATACAGCAGTATTTCAGCACAGAGTCCTTATCACAGATACCACCTGTATTGATGTCACTTGTAAAGCGTTTTGCTAAGAGTAGACTTATGTTATTAAAACAACCTGCTGAAAGATTTATTAATGGTGAGTTCAATGATTACTATACTGAAAAGACTCACAACCTAGATAGTAAAGTAAGAGAGTTCGGAGAACTTGCTTGGCTGTTAGGTAGCTGTCACTTACAGAGTATGTACAACCCAAAGACACAACGCATTGAATATAAGATACATCCTATTGTAAAAGAGTATGTATATGATGGTGAAGTGTATGGTGTAAGCTATGAGATACATAGAGACTTCAATGGAGATAGGCAGTTCGCTTTCTGGAGTAAGCCTTTAGATGGTGAGCAAGGTATGCACTTTCGTTTTAATGTAAATGGTAAGATGATGCCTGTAGGGAATAACTTAGAGATGGTAAACCCTTACAACCTTATCCCACTATCTAAAGTAGAGTTTAACACAAGTGCATCGGATGTTACTCGTTGTGCTGTTCATGCCTCTAATGCGTGGACAGAGGTAATGATTGCTACAAGGTTAATGATGGGTTCGCCTGTGATTACAGGATTAGATACAGAGATACCACCTTACTTAAAGTTTGGTGTAGATCGTTTGATTGCTCTCCCAGAGGGTGCATCAATGCAGTATGTAAGTCCAAGTGCTAATCTAGGGCAGATGATTCAATCTGTTAAGGACTTAATCAACCAAGTAGGGCAGAACCATAGCTTAACAATTAGATGGGGTGAGTCCTCTGCACCACCAAGTGGTGAGGCATTAAAGATTCTTTCTGTAGATAATATAGAAACAAGAGAGTCAGACATCCCTGTATTTAGAGACTTTGAACATGATAGATATGAAATAGATAGAGAACTGTTAAGCGTACATGAAGGCACAAACCTATCTGAGAAGTACAGCGTTGATTACCCAGAGGTTGGCTTTCCTATGACATGGACAGAGGAACGCAACAAATTAGAGTTTATGATGGAACATAATCTTATTACTCGTGAAGAACTTATACGAAAGTTTAACCCAGATATAGATGAGGCTGAGTTAGCTTTAAAGATGGAAGAACTAGAACCAGAGCAACCAGAACAACCTACTAACCCACTACTAGAGGCACTACAGCGTGGCTAAAGATACTGCATCCTTACAATATGCTAGATCAATAGAAAGAGTACAGCAGGAACTTGTTAAGCAGGTCTTTGACCTACAGAAGCAAGGACTCAGTAAGAATGAGATACTACTTGTACTACAAGGGTTGGATATGGAAGATATTATCCTTAACAAACTAAACCTAAACGCTGATATAGACAGATTGATGCTTGAGTACCAGAGTGTACTAGGTGCGATGGAGATGACAGGCACAGTTACAGCAGAGTCTTTAACAGCCTTGTCTAACATAGATAGAAATACATTTGCTAAACAGGCAGGTGCAATGGGAGAACTTATAAAAAAGGAAGTAGCAAGGGGTATTATTGCAGGTGCTACTGAGAAAGAAATAGCAGATGGCATTTTAAGGGGTGCAGGAGGTGTTCTAAGGGCAGATCAAGCTGAGACATTAGCCAATACAGCACTCAACACATTTGAACGCAATGTAACAGTAGAGATGGCAGAGTTTGATCCTAAAGATGCTAAGTATGTTTACATAGGAATTATAGATGACAAGACCAGAGATATATGTTTAGAGATGGCTAGTGCAGGAGCATTAACAAGAGACGAAATAGACTCATCTTATTCTGGAGCATTTAGTGATGGTGGTGGGTTTAATTGTAGGCATAGATGGGCAAGAGAAACATCTAGGTCAGAGCAACTAATCAAACCAGACAAAGCAAAAGACTTTATAAAAGATAAGAAGAATTTTAGACCAATAACTGCAAGGGGAGAGGCAGTTGGGTAAACTTGCTAACATACCCAAGTTTGACAAAGCGTTCTGGAAACACATAGGGGATGAGATTACTGATGATATACGAGTACAGACACAAGTAAAAGGTAAGGATGTATTTAATAATGATTTTAATGATTATAGTACAGGTTACGCAAATCGTAAACCAAAACTTAAAAGAGGTGGTACAGGGTTCGGTAGTAAGGTAAATCTTACACTTACAGGTGATATGATGAACGGATTGCAGACAAGGGGATTTACTTCTGATAGTGTAACAATCGGATGGAGTGGCACAAATGCTAAAAAAATACAATGGAACGAGGATATGGGTAGAGCAGTAACAACAGACAGTAAACCACTTAGCAACAAATCAATAAAGATTGTACAGCAAGAGGCGAGGCAAAGAATTAAAAGAAACGCAGATAAAGAAACTGCGAAGCCTATCAACTTTAAAATAGGCAAATAGATTTCATTAACATGGAGGAAAAAATGGAAGAGATAGTACAAGAGAGTGTACAAGAGTTGGCTACTGAAAGCCAGAGTAGTGCAGACAACATAAGTAATCGTGAGTCTGAACTATTGCAGGAAGTAATGCAAAAGAAAGAACGATTACAGAAGGCAGAGTCTAAGATTGCTGAACTTGAGAAGGTTCAAGAAGTTGAGAGGCAGAAACAGCTAGAGGAAAATGAAGAATGGAAAACCCTCGCTGAAGAAAGAGCCAAACAGCTTAGTGAATTAACTCCTGTGGTGGATCAGTATAAAGCTGAACGCACAGCAGAGAAAGAGAAACTGCTTTCAGACTTCCCAGAAGATGATAGGGAAGAGTTTAAGGAACTTACTTTAGCACAACTAAGGTCAGTTCATGGAAAGATATTAAAACCTAAAAATAATATTCCAAGTGTAGAGACATCTGATTCAACAGGGATGCAAGGCTATGCAACTTTGAAAGAAGCTGTAAAAGACCATGTATCTGGAAAGATAGACAAAACGACTTATGAGCAAATCAAAGAAAAGTTCACATCTCGAATCAGTAGATAGTAACCCCACAACAGGCTTACAGCTTGAAGGGGATATTAAATCTGCGATTACAAA